CCAGGTCCTATACTATAAATGGCGTCCTGACCGGCAGGATTAAAAGCGACCATAACCCTACCAGCATGCATCTTGGTCTTAGAAAAAGTAAACCTAAACTCAATGTCACCACGCCATTGCTTGAACAATTGTCCCCACCAAAATAAATTGGTGGGTATAAAACAACTAGATGTGGCCACTACGGGAGAGGACAGAAAAGGATTGCGGTTAAAGGAAGAAGATGAACCGGCACCCTTATACCAAAAACAACTAGGGGTAATAGGAGTACCCCAAAGATTGGTGCCTGAAGTATTACTAGTGTCCATACTAAAACGAGCTAACTGACTCCATTGTGACAAAACATAAGCCAAAGACATTTCGTCAACATCGGAACACGCAATATTTTCATCAACCTTAAGCCTACTAGAGGCCAAGCTACCCACTAACAAAGCAGAAGTTGGAACATCCACATTATGTTCCATTATGGTGGATTGATTCCAAACACGTTTGGTTGGTTCCTGGACTAAAGGCTTGGAATAACCAAAAGAACGAATAGCCCCAGCGGCTTTGCCCAAGAACCAACTAGTGGGACCGGCAATCGAACTCAAGCTGGGAACGCCTCTTGCAACCCAGCGCAAAGTCTTACTCATGGAACTAACACCCGAAGAAAATGGATATGCATCATCTTCAAATTCTCGTTCAATAGGGGATTTACCACCAGCCTGAAAAGAAATTGGAGTTTGCGTAATGGGAGCAGCATGGTAAAGTCTAAGATTTTCCAAATGCATCAACAACCTATAAGTGGGTCTAGAATTACCAGCAACACCAATCCTAACAGGCAATATTGAATTAACTCCAACTTTACCGTATTCCCAAGTCGTGCGCAAGTCAAAAAATTGTACTGCTTGCAAAAAGGGAACCTTAAGTTGGACCATGGTATTCTCACTCAAATCCAAACGAACGTGTGGAAGATTAGTGGAAAGAGTGGGAACTACAGTTCTATCCAAATGAATTGAACCCACGTCGTACTGCCAACACAAAGAGAGCAAACCCTGGCTAAAAGGCAAAGATGAAACTTGTAAAGTAAAAACTACGTCAAAATTCAATCCGGCCACACCCAATAGCCTATTAGACCAACCGGAAAAGAAAGTACCAATATTTGAACTATTTATAACTGAAGAATACTGGTTAGTAACAATATCAAGAGTCAAATTGCCCGTAGTCATAACTATAGGCCTTCTGAAATACTCTTTCAAATCTTGTAAAACGCCACTGGATTCACTGTGTTGATCAGGCCTATAATAAGAACCTAATACTTCGACCGCGTCGCAGGCTTCCTGCACCATGGTGGTAACACCGGTGTTCTCAGTGGTTGATGGAACGCTGAGAGATAGAATCTCAGCGCATTCCTGTTCGCCATCACGAACAGTTATTTCTTGGTTTTGAATTTTAGAAGCGAGTAATTTATAGAAACGGACTTATACTCATAGGTCCGCAGCAAAGGAATTCTCTGTATAACTGAGTAGTAAGGGAATATCTGAGACGCCCTGTCCAATCAAATTGTGTCTTCCTTAATTATTTCCACATCTGATTGCGTATTTGCAATCTCAGAACCAGTTGTCCGTACGAATCTTAATGAACTCCAAATAAGATTCACGCTGGCACGGCGCACGAGGCACGCACTGCTCCGAAAGCAGTTCGTACAAGCGCGGGGCAAACTCATCCCATCGTTCTTGCCCATGCATGGATAATTCCTCGAGCGCATTCTCCATGACATCTATAAAAATTTCTCGCTCGAGCTTCTTATTTTTGCAAAAATAAAAAGTAAAAAGAAAACTCTCCAACTCAAGGGGAGCGTTAACTCTGGCATCTGCACATGAAAAGCCACGTTTCAAAAATGTAACTTTATCTGCCATTCGCCAATCTTCCAAAATAGAACCCTTACTATCACTCGTATAAGTTAAACCAAGCTTTTTCATGTGAGAGGCCATGACCTCAACAGGCAACTTATCAACAACCTCATCTGAAGCGTTCAATAAATTGTCGTCGCCGTACGTCAATGCCGTGGCCACACTCCAAAAAACACAATATGGTTTCTCCAACGTCTTCGTGACGGCATAGACTAATGCACATAACGAATACATGGAATTCACAATCGTGGTGAACGGGTGGCCGCTCGGTAAGCTGTGGTGCCACTGGTAAATATACTTCTGATCATTGCCCAAACCACCTAGATGGCGAGAATGTACCAGTTCTAACCACAAAACCTTACGAATGGTGTCGTTATCGTCATTATACCATTTGTTAATGTATCTCAATATTGCCCAATGCAGCGGGGGTTGCTCGGAGCAGTCAAACGCTTTAAAATCCCCTGCGCAAATCTTGCTGCCCTTTGAAGACATTTCCATGAGGACAGCGTTCCACTCAGTGAAAACACACACTCCCGGCGCCATACCGGAAAATATATGATGCTTCATAACAGAAGCCATAAAGCAACCAAAATACATCCTGAAGGCGATGGTATAATCCAAGGGGCTAGCCGAAATCAAACGAGTTTTTCCTGCAGCAACCTTCTCGTAAGGACGAAGCTCATCCTTGAGAAAATCCGTAAAAACGTGGCTTAAGCGCACATTCTCACGAGCACACTCAATGACATAATCGACACGTTGTCGAAGCTCAATACAAGCTTCACCTTCAAGATCATATTCCACACCCTCGCCAAAAAACGCCTTTTTTCCAGAACCATGCGTCTGGCTATATGGAAACCCGGCGGCAGTTTTGCGGGGTATGCTTCTGAAATATTCAAGCCGCGGATCACCTTTCACCGCCACGTCAAAAGTCATAATGTGACGAGGGGCATCCTTGGACAAAGCAGTAAATTTCTGCATGGCGACGTGCACCAAATCATCAAAACGATCCTCAAACAAAACAATTGGAGTGTCATAAGGTGCCAAAGCGTTAAGCATTGGGTATCGCAAAACGTCACCATCATAATAAGGTCTCTGACGAGCGGGTGCCAAACCACAATCACCTAGCACGCCATGGTAACTAGTGCGGTAAAAATTAGTCTTTTGTGCCATTGGTACACCACGCTCCAAATAGCAAATTGGAAGCATGGAAACTGACTTTTCCAAATGCATGGTCTCACCCACTTGATGCTTTATTCCGCGATCCTCAAGATCCTTCAGAAAATCATCACGCGTGACCTTTAAGACACGCATGGCTTCGGCAATCATCTCTCTAGTGCATGGAACAGCAAAAGCCTTCATCATGCCATCACCGGCAACATGCATGCCCATCATGCATGAACCCCCAAACAAGGACGACTTCATCGTCATTAACGGGGAACCACAATGCCCTGACTTGGTGTTAGCCGTGTACTGAAAGAAACGCGGTAATTTAATAGTCTCAAAAATGGCGCCATTTGGTTTCCATGCTACGCTAGCTGAGTGGTAGGTCCGATGTGTGTTTATAAAACGCAAATCGGTGTCCGTTCTGCGTATATCAACCTCTGTAACGAGTAATGCAACGCCCTTGCCAGCACAGTACTCCAAATCATCTTCTTTCAAAAAATTGTTGATGATATTAGCATGGGCGCGCACACCCTCAAAACTAACAAAAGCTATCTCATCTTTAACGTACTTATTGTACGCCTCAAAACTCGCGACCGTAATCTTAAAATTAAACTCGGGTCGGTGGCGATTAACAAAATGCAAATTACCCTGTGGGTAGTTACTTATACCCCGCCTAAAATGTTCAGGGTACATGAAAAGACTATCGCAAACGAAAATGCCAGTACCCAAATACATGGCAAAATCGTCCCCCTCGTGTTTCACTATCATATAGTAACAACCGCGCTCGACCTTGTCAATGACATCGGCCTCGCCGCTCTGTAAAACGACGTTGTCCATAGTCCGAATAGGTAATTTGACATTACTCTGCAAGTTGACGGGATCAATTTTCTTAACTTCGGGTTCCGAAATCTGCCCTTCTTCTTTTTTCTTGCAACCAAAAACACCAAAAGCCGCCTTCACTATACCCAAAACGGAAGAAATAACAACCCTTGCGGCAGCAATGGTGTAAAGGAACACACACGTCCTAATCAACAACATAATAGACTCAAAAAATAAACGGGTGAACAAGGGGTTGCCCGACGCTCCCCAATTCGACAATCGATAGACTTGCACACCAATCTTCGATTCTAAGTTTTTCCAACAACGCCAACCTTTGCCCAAATAACTAGCGGTGAACCAATTATAAAACTCCAAAATGCGCTCCTCACCGGGAGAAAGCACACGGTATTTCAAAGTGTTGTCTAGCACATCATCATGATTGCGCCAGAATAACACCTTCTCATTACCGGTGAACTCACGTTCATCACCAGCCTGCAATGCAACATCAATAAATGCATCTGCAGGTTCGTCAACATCATCGTCCACCAAAGGTGGCATGACCTCGTCAGCCTCAATGAAGGCCTTAAGATCGCTCAGCTCCGCAGCATGAGCGTTGTTCTTGCGAATAAGTGAGTCGACGACTTCTTGCATGACTTCCTCAAGGCCACGTTCCACACCAACGTCAAAGCCTGTCTGAAAATTGTGGCGCTCAAGTGACCAAGCATGCCACGGGAACTGTCCAGCTGGCATCGCGTCCTTTGCGGCACGCAATTTGGCATAATCAAGTCGACCGTCTGTCGTAGCAAAGGCCGGGTTTAATTTTAGAGTATAACCGTGTCCAATACGGCGATACACAGCCCCCATATCTGCGATCATTTCTGAACCGTACTCAAGATTGTCACGGTTCGTAGTGGCAATCACTAACTGTGATGTAAAATAAATTGCACCCTTACTCTCAACATCCGCAAAGTTAAGGGGAAAGGCCCAGGATGATATAGCCCTTATAATGTTTATAAAGTCATTATCTTTGTCAGTCTTGTCACCATGCATCTGGAAAGCATCGTCGACAATCAAAGCCTTCTGACCGGCATAACCATTCCAGTACTCGGAACAACCTTTTTGCCATATCTCCCTCAATACATTTTCGGCCTTACCCGAGGCCAGGCCAGATCTCTTCAAGATAGCGGCACAAAGCCACATCGTTAAAACGGTCTTTCCAATACCAGGCGCGCCACGCAACAATATCATCTCTGGCTCGACACGAAAATTATTACGGGCATTAATGGAGC